TACTGACAGCCGTGGCCGGACAGCCAGCAAGACGGCAACCGTGACCTTCGTGGCCTATGCCGCACCAAAGTTCACCAAGTGCGTGAGTGAGCGTGCAACCTCAGCCGGTGAGCTGGATAATGACGGCACCTACTTTAAGAGCACGACCAGCATCACCTACTCCACCTGCAACAGCAAGAACGCCATCACCCTGACGGTGAAGTATAAGAAAACGGACGCCGTGCTCTATGGAACCGCTACAACGATCACGCCGGGAGTCAACACCTGCGGCGGTGACCTGAATACGGAGTTTTCCTACGATGTGCTCTATACCGTAAAAGACCAGTTCACGACGGTCACCTACATCGATTACGTTTCTACCGCGATCTACCTGATGCACTTCCTGCACGGCGGTCGCGGTGTTGCTTTCGGCCAGAAGGCCACGATGGAGGATTACCTTGACTGTGCCTTCAAAGCGCTGTTCCGCGATCAGGTCTTTTTCATGACTGGAAACGGTGTGCAGGTGGATGTCCGAGATATCATCACACTGGGCACGCAGACCTTGACCTCCTTTGGGGATGGTCTCTACCTGTGCGCCAAAGACGGAAAGCTCATCGCCAACGTGCCGACCATCGGTACCGGGACGCCGACCTCACTCACGAATGGCCAGTTCCTGTATGCGAACAACGGCAAAATCGGCAGCCGGACAATTCCGCTCTCGGCACTGACGGATGGTGTGATCAAGGCAGGTGATTCTGTCACCACCGCAAATATGGTGATGAACGGTTATATCACGTCGTCCTCGACGGAGCTGTTCTTTGAGGTTCCTCTCGGAAAGCTCATCACCGCAGCGTCTGCCACCCTTACCGCAGGAACCTTTACCGCTCGTACCATCAACGGCTATGCCTATAACAAGGCATCCGGATCTGGTGGCTCATACAGCGGCCTTACAGCGACAGACTTCACGCCTGTTGTCGCCCTGAACAAGCCAAGCGGTACCGTCCGCATCCGCCTGCTGAACTCCACCAAATGGACGCAGTCCAGCGGGACAGTCATCACCAACAACACGCCGATCAGTGTGGTCGGTACCCTGACGCTTAAGTTCGCCTAAGCGCCGCACCATATCGATTGATGAAGGCATCCAATTCCGGGTGCCTTTTTCAATGCATAAAACTCAAGTCAAAGGAGGATTTTCACTATGAAAGAGTTTTGGAACCTGTGCCAGTTTCTTTTCACCGCTGCCGGAGGGTGGCTCGGCTACTTCCTCGGCGGCTGCGACGGCCTGCTGCTCGCTCTGGTGCTCTTTGCTGTTGCCGATTACATCACCGGTGTCTTGTGCGCTCTCTCGGATAAAAAGCTGTCCAGCGAGGTCGGCTTCAAAGGTATCTGCCGCAAGGTCATCATCTTCATGCTGGTAGGCGTCGCGCACGTCATCGACGTCAATGTGATCGCAACGGGCTCTGTGCTCCGCACGGCAGTCATTTTCTTCTACCTCTCCAACGAGGGCGTGAGCCTTCTGGAGAACGCCGGTCACCTTGGCCTGCCGATCCCGGAGAAGCTGAAGATCGTGCTGGAGCAGCTGCATGACCGATCTGAGAAAAGCGACGAGTAACCAGTTGTCAGGGGTAAGGTATGGTGCCTTGCCCCTTCTCTTACGAAAGGACGGAAATCACAATGGGATATACTAACAGCAAGATGGTGGTTTACACCAAGCTCAGCCCGAACCACTCCGGGCAGCGAACACATACCATCGACCGCATCACGCCTCACTGCGTCGTCGGCCAGTGTACAGCGGAAGGCCTCGGAGACTGGTTTGCCAAGTCCTCGACGCAGGCCTCCAGCAATTATGGCATGGACCGTGATGGCCGTGTCGGTCTTTACGTCGAGGAGAAAAACCGCTCGTGGTGCTCCTCCAGTAACGCTAACGACCAGAGGGCGATTACCATCGAGTGCGCCTCTGACACTTCGGAGCCCTACGCCTTCCGGGACATCGTCTACCAGACGCTGATCAAGCTCTGCGTTGATATCTGCAAGCGTAACGGCAAGAAGAAGCTCATCTGGTTTGGAGACAAGGACAAGACCCTGAACTATTCTCCGAAGTCAGACGAGATGATCCTGACGGTGCACCGCTGGTTTGCCAACAAGTCCTGTCCGGGCAACTGGATGTATGCTCGCATGGGCGATCTGGCAAACAGGGTCACAGCGCAGCTTGGCACCTCCTCCGATACACCCGTCAAGACCTCTGGCACACAGGCTAAGGTGCTGGCCGGACTGTCTGAGGGTGATGCAATTAAGACGGTCGGTGCTCTTTTCACTGCAGATATGAATAAGTCCGGCATCCTCGCCTCTGTATCTCTGGCACAGTTCATTCTGGAATCCGGGTACGGGAAAAGCGAGCTCGCCCAGAACGCCAATAACGTCTTCGGAATGAAGAAGTCCCTCTCTGGAAACACATGGAGCGGATCTTCGTGGGACGGCAATTCCGTCTATACCAAGAAGACGCAGGAGGATAACGGCTCCGGGAAGCTCTATACCATCACGGCAGACTTCCGTAAGTATCCGTGCATCGAGGATTCCATCGCCGACCACTCTGCATACCTCTTGGGCGCGAAGAACGGCAGCAAGCTCCGCTATGATGGGCTCAAGGGCTGCAAGGATTACAAGAAGGCCGTGCAGATCATCAAGGACGGCGGCTACGCCACCAGCACGACCTACGTTTCCAAGCTCTGCAGCATCATCGAGAGATGGAACCTCACGCAGTACGACAAGGCTGAGACTCCTGCTGCGGTTAAATGGTACCGCGTCCGTAAGAACTGGTCGGATGCAGCTTCTCAGAAGGGAGCCTATAAGGTACTGGCAAACGCCAAGAAGTGCGCAGATGCCAATCCCGGTTATTCCGTTTTTGATGATGCTGGAAAAGTCGTCTACGCAGGAAAGGTGGCGGTCAAGACTCCCTTCCTCGTCCGCGTCGATATCAGTGACCTGAACATCCGCACTGGAGCCGGAACCAACTACTCCCGTACCGGCCAGTACACCGGCAAGGGTATCTTTACGATTCTGGAGGTCAAGTCCGGTCAGGGCTCTGACGCTGGCTGGGGACGCCTCAAATCCGGCGCTGGCTGGATCTCCCTCGACTATACAACACGCATCTGATCTGTTGCCGCTTGTGGGCTTTGTGCCTGCAGGCGGCTTTTTTCATTTCCCTTCGTCAATCCGCCCATCTCACCTCCAGTGGAAAGTGAGAGATTTTCAGGAGCACCCCATCAAACGGCCTTCTGAATATCCGTATTCCGAAGGAGGCGTTCCCATGATAGATAAGAAGATACTCGATCCGGATCTGGCTGCGGCATTGGACGGGGTAAGCACTGACCACTTCTTTACCCCGGAGCAGTTCCAGCAGGATGTCGATTATTTCCGGGCTCAGCGGATCTCAAAAACACTGCTGGATGCTGGACTTATTTCCTTGTCTCAATTTGACAAATTGTCCGAAATGAACCGGAAAACTTTCTCTCCCTTCCTTGCAGATATATTCCCGAATACCGTTGATAACTCTTCAAAACAGAGGTAATATGCGACACTACCGAAGGGAGGTGAAGTCTTGAAAAAGGTTACAAAACTCAGTGCTGGCAAAGCATCGAAGGCAAAAAAGAAGCTGCTCCGCGTAGCTGCCTACTGCCGGGTTTCCACTGACAGTGATGCACAGCTCGAAAGCCTCGAGGCGCAGAAGCAACACTATGAAAACTATATCTCCGGACGGGATGACTGGGAATTTGCCGGTTTGTACTTTGATGAAGGTATCTCCGGCACCAAGAAGGATCGCAGGCCGGAACTCCTCCGCATGATTTCCGATTGCGAGGCCGGTAAGATCGACTTCATCATTACGAAGTCTATCAGCCGATTTGCCCGGAACACAACCGACTGTCTGGAGATGGTCAGAAAGCTGTTGGAGCTGAACATCCCGATTTATTTCGAGAAGGAAAACCTGAATACCAGCTCGATGGAAAGTGAGCTCTTTCTGGCTATTCTAAGCAGTATGGCCGAGGGAGAGTCTACATCCATTTCCGAAAACAGCAAGTGGTCAATTCAGAAGCGGTTCCAGAATGGCACCTTCAAAATCAGCTATCCGCCATACGGCTACGAATGGAATGGTGAGCAGATGGTGATCAATCCGGAGCAGGCCGAGGTTGTACGCTGGATGTTCGCGCAGGTGCTTTCCGGAAAGGGAACGCAGGCAGTCGCTGACGCTCTGAATGAAAAAGGCGTCCCCAGCAAAAAAGGAGGACGATGGACTGCTACTACAGTGCGCGGCATGCTGGCCAACGAGAAGTACACCGGTGATGTAATCTTCCAGAAAACCTATACGGATTCCCAATTCAACCGGCACGTCAATCGCGGAGAAAAAGACAGATATGCCCTTTCCGACCACCACGAAGCAATCATCAGCAGGGAGGACTTTGACGCAGTCCGCGCCTTGATTCAGCAGCGCGGCAGAGAGAAAGGCATCGACAAGGGCAGCGGCAAATACCAGAATCGGTACTGCTTCTCCGGCAGGATCATCTGCGGCGAGTGCGGTGA